ACAGGATTAGTACCTTCTTCAATACCTATGACAGTTGGTACATCAGTTCTTGACATGACTCGTTCAATTAGTTACGAGGGCTCGGTTCGTACTTTCCCAACTATTACTATTCAAGGTCCGATTGTAGACCCAATAATAGAACATACACAGACTGAGTTGAAGTTAGATTTAACAGGAACTTCACTTGGGGCTGGGGAATATTATGAGATAAACCTAGAATACGGCGAAAAGAGCATCACTGACCAGGATGGAAACAGAGTTAGTCCTGGTGTTCTTAGTGATGATTCAGATATTGCACAATTTGCTATTTTGCCCTCGGGAGAATTATACGGGGGTATAAATACAATTAAAGTAACAGGTAGTGGTGTCAGTACAGAGACTAAAATACTGATATCATACTACACAAGATATGGAGGAATTTAATGGCACAAAATAGTGGATTTTGGACCACAGAGGATATTAGTCCTGTTGGCCATCAGGTTACAGGCTATACACAATCACACTGGTCTACAGCACTAGAGATTATGGCTGCTTCATCTGGATTTGAGGGAGTAGCACCTGGTTACCTTAATAATCTTGATGTGATAAACACGGATTTGAATGAGGTAACAGTTGATGCTGGTGGAGCATTAGTTGATGGCAAATGGTATATTAACGATGCAGGTGAAATACTCACAGTTGAATCAGCTTCAGGAAGTGGAAATACTCGGATTGATAGAATTGTTATCCGGGTTGATTGGTCTTCATATATAGCTCAGATTCATAGAATAGTTGGAGTTGCTGCTGCTTCTCCTTCGCCCCCAGATATTGCACAAAATTCTGGCTCTGTTTATGATATTAAATTAGCGCAATTATGGGTTGATGAATACGGGAATATTACTGTTGTTGATGAGCGTGATTGGTCAGTTATCTCAAGAGGTCCTGAGTTCGGGTTTGATGGGGGTCAATTAATACTCGCAGAGGATTCTGTTGCTAATTCAAAATTAGCAGACCCAGTTGATACGGTTTATTTAAAAGTTTTAGGTGACCAAACACCACTCTCAATTGCTGATGGATTGATGAGCTTTTATGTTCCGAACAGACATAATGGAAAGAAGGTAGTTAGAACTTTTGTTGGAATTCATACACCTAGTACAAATGGTGATACTACAATTCGGATTCACAATGTTGATGGAGCTTTTGACTATTCAATACTAACAATCGCACAGGGCTCATTAACACAGGTAGGTACAAATCCCAATTCTACTCTCTTAAATGCAGGAGAAAAGATTAGAATTGATTGTACAGCAGTTGGTGATGAAGTAACTGGTCTCGATGTTTATCTAGAAGTTGATAAAAGCTAAGGAGCTTTGATGTTATTTATAAAAAATCCAACTGGTGGAGGAGTAGGAGGAGCTTATCTCGTTCCAGCTGGCGGTGAGGTTCTATTTTATGGCCAGTCAGCTGATGTTCCAGAGAATTTTGTTATTGATACAGCACTCTATGATAATTTTATCTTGGGGGATTATCACGGAAATGCTTCAGATACACCTGAGGGTTCACATACTCATACTCATACAAATTCAAATACTGGCTCAGCTGGTTCGCATACTCATACAGCAAGAAGTGGTTATATGACAGCTGCTTCGGGAGCAATAAATCATTATAGCGGGGGTGCTACAAAAGATTTAGCCCCGAATGGTCATACTCACAGTGCTGAATATAATTTTGTATCTTCTTCTGCTGGTTCACACTCTCATACAATTGGGAACACTGGTTCTGCAGATGTTCGTCCTCCATATACAGCAATGTATTTGATAGAAGCAACAATTGATGAATATATACCCGTGAATGGTATTATTTTCTGGGATGGTCCACTTGCTGATATTCCTGCTGGATTCAGTCTTTGTAATGGTTTGAATGGTACACCGGATTTAAGGGACAAATTTATTTATGGAGCACAAGATGACGCGGGAGTTGGTACTCAAGGAGGAGCTCTTACACATACTCACTCAATGCCGAATACCGGGCTAGCAGGTTCTCATACTCACAGTATTACGGTTTCAGTTGGTTATTCTGGAGCTGACTATAATGCTGCGACTGGTTATGGTGGTACATCTGCTATGGCTACACCTCATGGTCACTCTGGTTCTGGTAATTTGAATACACAGGCGAATCACTCTCACACAATTGGGGATACTGGTTCTGCTAGTAATTTGCCTGCTTATATTAAACTATATTTTATTATGAAGGTAGAGTAAAAATGGATTTCCCAATAGGAACAATAATTTTATGGAAAAATACAACGATTCCTGCTGGCTGGGTAGTTTGTGATGGCAATAATGGGACACCATCTCTTATTAATAGATTTGTTCGAGGAGCAAATGATGATTCTGATTTAAGAGCTTCTGGTGGTTCATATTCTCATACTCATACTGTTCCCAATACAAACTCAGTAGGTAGTCATAATCACGGAGGAACTGCTTCATTTAGTGCATCTGGAGCAGGTGGAGAAACTGGCACTGATGGTACAGGTTCTACGAATAACCCTCAAAGCCATGGGCATGATACTATTACAGCGATGGATATTACATATGAGGGGGGACATTCTCATACAACATCTGATACTGGTTCCTCTTCAACATTACCGAAACACATAAAGAGAGTTTTTATAAAGAAGGTAAGTGAATAATGGCTAGTTCTTTTAGAATTGACGTTTATGATTTAGCTGGGGTTCAGCAGTATGTTTTAACTGATAATCTTTGGCTTTCTTATCTTAAACGGAGAAACAGCCCAGGAGCTGCTGAGTTGGGTATCGCCGGTGACCATCCGTTACTCTCTGAGATTGAGGATAACTGGCAATTTGAAATATGGAGAAGAGGGGATGAAATTCCCTGGTATAGAGATTTTATTTTTCTATTCAGAGATTTAGAATGGGAACAGAAGGAGAATCCTGAAGCTATATTATCGGGACCAGGATTAATTTCTAAATTAGAAAGTAGAATTATTGCCTGGCCTTCAATGGCTGACAATAGAACTAAATTCCTTTCTCAACCAGCAGAAACTATAGCTAAGAATCTTGTAGAATACAACGTAGGGCCTTCTGCTACTGTAGTCAATGGTCGAGATAAGGATGGGACTATAACAGGCCTTAGCGTTGCTCCTGATGCTTCTAATGGCAATCAGCTAAGTGTTTATTGTGCTCGTTCAAATCTCTTATCAACATTACAGGAGATAGCTGAAATTGGTGGAGGGGATTTCAGCCTTGATAAAACATCAACGATTTCCTATGAATTTAATTGGCATGATGGTCAGTTGGGAATAGACAGGAGAGATAATGTTATTTTCTCAATGGCCCGAGGCAATATGGAGAACCCTAGATATAATAAGTATAATTCCATCCGGAAAACAGCTGCTATAGTTGCAGGACAGGGAGAAAAAGAGGACCGTGAAATAGAACTCGTTTATAGCAATGATTATAATTCTCTTTTGAATGACTATGAGATTTTTGTTGATGCAAGGGATATTGAAAAAGAGGAAATAAATGCATTGATTACACGGGGGGAAGAAGAACTCAGCAAAAATAAGACTATTGAAGAGTTCACATTTGATGTTCTACAGACAAAGGACACATCCTACGGAAAAGAGTATTTCTTGGGTGATTTAGTTAGTGTTATTAATCCATATAAACAAACAAAATTAAGCATGATTATTGATAGAATTTCGATTGCATGGGAAAGTGACGGGGCTGAGAATATTGAAGTCGGAATGGAGTTAATTTAATGAATCTTAATTTAGAGATATTACAAAAACTTCGAAAAATAGAGGGAGAAGTTGAAAAATTAAAAAGACTAGAAGGTATAAGCTCGAATTTATTAGACGCTTATCCAGTCGGAGCAATTTACATCTCAGTAGTTAGTACTTCTCCAGCTATTTTATTCGGTGGTACTTGGCAATCATTTGGAGCAGGACGTGTTTTAGTAGGTGTGGATGTTAATGACACTGATTTTGATACAGTTGAAAAGACAGGTGGTGAAAAACTCATACACT